ACGAAACAGTATAAAATGGAAGAAAAGAACAACAACCACGAAGCCGAATTGCGGGCGCAGTATGGCGATGACGTGGAATTAAGAACCGCCGAAGTGCGGGCCGCCGGCGATGATTCGTTAGTTGTCGAAGGCTACGCCAGCAATTTCGAGGTTGAGTACGATTTAGGGTATTTTAAAGAAAGCGTTGCACGCGGCGCGTTCGACGACGTGTTAGGCGACGACGTGCGGTTCTTGCTGAACCATACCGGCGCGCCACTTGCACGAACCACTAACGGCACTTTGGAATTGACCGTAGACGAAACTGGCCTCAGATACCGCGCGGCACTTGCCGACACGCAAGACGGGCGCGACCTTTACAAGCTTATCAAGCGCGGCGACATTACGCAGAGTTCGTTTGCGTTTACGATTGATTCGGACGAATGGAGCGAAGACCGTAGCACGCGAACAATTACCAAAATCGGCCGTTTGTTGGATACGTCAGCCGTGACTTACCCAGCAAGCCCAAGCACGACAGTAGCAGCGCGAAACATGGCAGCGGCGGCGCAGGAAGCGGAGGAACTGAACGACGAACAGGAAGCAGCAGAACCGGCAACGGAAGAACGCGCAGAACCTGAAATCATAAAAACCGAAGCGCGTAACTTTACGCAGAAATCAGAAAACAATTTTTCAAATATGACTCTTAACGATTTAAAGGGCCAGCGTTCCGCATACTACGAAGAGTTCGTAGGTATCGGACAAAAGGCCGACAGCGAAGGCCGTTCACTGACTGAGGCCGAACAGGAACGATGCGACAAGCTCGATAACATGGTTGCCGACCTCGACGTAAAAATCAAGCACAAGCAGCGCGAGCAGGAAATGGTTGCACGCATGGCGCAGAGCGGCACGGCATCAAACGCCGAGCAGCGCGAAGTTGAGCGCGTACACGGTGCGTTCTCCATCAGCCGAGCAGTTGCACAGGTAGCCAACGGCCGCAACTTGGAAGGCGCAGAGGCTGAATGGGCGCAGGAAGCGCAGAAGGAAGCGCGTGAACAAGGCTTGCAGCTTGCAGGACAGATTGCCATCCCTTCTATGGCTTTGCGTGCTTTGGGCGACGCTGACGAACACAGCGCAACCACCGGCAGCGGTTCAGGTTCAGTTGCAACCGTAGTACCTGCTGCAATTGAGGCTTTGCGTGCGCCAACCGTAGTCGAAGGCTTGGGCGCAACCGTTATTCGTAACGCAACCGGTAACTTGCAGTTCCCACGTATCTCTACGAAGGCTTCAGGTACTGGCGAAGGCGAAGCCGATGCAAACGCAAACAGCGGATTGTTGATGGATTCTGTAACTATGAATCCCGAGCGCGTTTCTGCAAAGACCACGTACACCAAGCAATTGATTTTGCAAGGCGGCGTTGGTATCGATACGTTGATTGCAAACGACTTGAGCGCAGCAATGAATGCTTATATCGACGACCGCGCGTTCGACGTGATTTTGGCCGACACTGACGTTGACGACCAAACAACCGCAGGAGCAACTAACACTACTGATTTCTCTGCCATGGCGGTAGCTATGGAAGCGGCGGTATTGGCAGCTGGTGGTAACATGGCCGCAGCGCGTTACGCTATGAGCCCAAAGGCTTACGAGTTGACGAAAAACGCAGTTGCCGTTACCGGCGTTTCTGCCTTGTTCGAAAACGGCTTGTTCAACGGCTTCCCAGCTACGGCCACTCCATACCTCATCAACAACGCAAACGCGGGCGAAGGTCAGGTAGTGTTTGGAAACTTCGCTCAGGGCTTGCTGCTTTGTTACTGGTCGGGCGTGGATTTGCTTGTAGACCCATATAGCGGGGCTTCAAACTCACAAATCACTTTGCACGCTAACCGTTTCTTCGACGTTGCGGTACGCCAGCCAGGTGCTTTGAGCATCTGCACCGACTTGGCTGCATCGTAATTTTGATTGTTCCATGAGAAAGGGGCGGCCACGGTCGCCCTTTTTTTATGCCCTGAAACCCCAGTAAACACAGGCATTCCAAAAAAAACAGTAAAATAATTACGAAAATACTTGCGTAGAAAGGAATCGTTGCCTTATCTTTGAGACATCAAAAACAACAAACACACACAACCATGAGCTACTTAGCAACAACAACCCCCTCAGCCGGTCGAGCGTTTGCCGTCTCATTCAAAACGCCGAACGCATGGCGCAATCTAACTTGGTTTGGCAATACGCTATATTTTAAACATGAACGTACAGCCAAGGCAATACGTTGGATGACCAATGCCGATTTCATAAGCCATTACACGATATAGAGCAAAGCCCCTCACGGGGCTTTTTTTTTGTCCGTATTTTAGCGACATGATGACCGTTGAAATAACAGGTACGCCGACGCTCGACAGCGTGATAACGGTTGCCGACCTTAAGGCGCATTTGCGCGTTGACCACAGCGACGAAGACACGCTAATAACGAGCCTACGCGATGCGGCAATTTCGTGGGTTGAGGACTATTGCAACACGCGCTTGGGCGACGTTACGGCCGTCGGGTATATCGACTATTTCTATAACGCGCGTTTTCCGATTGGCCCGGTGAATTCGATTTCGTCAGTGACGTACACCGACGCGAACGGCGACACGCAGACGCTGCCCGCTGCCAAATACTGGTTCGACATCAAAACGAAGTCGGCGCGCATAACCTTTGATAACGTGCCACAGCTTTACGACGACACGTTCCACGCGGTGCAAATCAATATGAACTTGGGATACGCGGAAGCCGACGTACCCGAACCGATTTTGCACGCGATTCGCTTGCTCGTTGGGCATCTGTACGAAAACCGCCAGCAGGTAACGCGCACCAGCGTCAACGAGCTGCCGTTAGGTATTCATTCACTCGTCAGCCCTTACCGTAATATCTTGGCTGTATGAGGTTCGGCACGATGGACAGAAGAATAACCATTCAGCGCGCAACGCTGATTGCAAACGCGTACGGCGAACGCGCGGAAACGTGGGGCACGCTGGCGACCGTGTGGGCCGAAGTGCAGTACAAGGTTGGCGGCGGCGAGAGCATGCAAAGCGACCAAGTATTCAGCGAACAACGCGTGCATTTCATTATCCGTTATTCGTCCGACGTCAGCGGCGTAAAGCCAAGCGACCGCGTAAGCTACAACGGCAGCACCTACCAAATTGAAGGCGTGCAGGAAATCGGACGCGGCGAAGGCTTGCGAATTATAACTACTTTGCGCGGTGAGTGATGGGAAGCATTTCCGAGAAAATAGGAACGAGCAAAGCGCGTCCGGGCGGCGGCTCTGACCCTGCAATAGCGAACGTTGACGGCCTCGAAATGGTTTTAAAGAGAATCGACCGGGGCATACAGTTCAACGAAAAGAACATGCGCCAAATGCGCAAGATAAACCGCAAGGTTGTCGGCATTTACATACGCACGCTAAAGTCAGGCAGCAACCGAATCATTGATTACAAAAAGCCGATTTTTGTAAAGGGCCGCGACAAAATCGAACCGGGCACGCTGCGCAAAAGTGTCGGTACGTGGACACCAAACAAAAGCAAAGCCAAGGTATTGGGCGGGCCGAAGGTTGGCAGAAACGCGCGCAGATACGACGCATGGTTCGCGCACATAGTAGAAGGCGGCGACTTTGCCGACGCGTTCGGCGGGAAGAACACCAGCCACCCGAATTACCAAAAGTTCGAGAAAGCAAAGAAAGCGGTTCAAGACAAAATGAAGCGCAAGCTGTACAGCGAGTTGCGCAAAGAATTTGAAAGATATTTCCGATGATTGTAGGCAAGGCCATTTATTACCTTTTGACGAATGCGACCGACTTAACGGACATCGTAAGCACGCGCATATACCCGGAAGTAGCGCAGCAGGATGCAGACCTGCCGTTCATCGTTTACAACGTCACGAACAACGAACCGAGCGATACGAAGCCCGAACCGTCGAAGCTGGACACGGCGCAAGTTGAGGTTAATATTTACAGCGACAGCTATACGGAAGCGATTGACTTGGCCGTAGCGGTACGCGCTGCCCTCGACCGCGTGAAGGGCACGTACAACGGTGTCAATGTTCAAAGCATTCAGTACCAAAACGAAGTAATCGACTTCGACGAGCCGCAACGCGCGTACAACATAAGCGCCGACTACGACGTACGCATAAGCCGCAGCGGTTTCGAGATTGCACAAGGTTCGCCGATTACTGGCACGAACTTAGGCGAACTTAATGACATTAATGTGACCGGCGTCACGAACGGGCAGTTGATTGCATACAACGAAACCACGGGCAATTGGGAAGCGGCCAACGATGCAGGCGGCGCTAATGAACTGAGCGATTTAAATGACGTTATTGTAAACCTGCCTGCAAC